CTGCAGGGTCTAGTAATATTCAAGGAGCTGGAACAGCCGGTCAAGTTAATACAGGTGGTGGTGGCGGAGGTGGCGGTGGTTCTGGTTCATTAGGCGGTGCAGGTGGCTCTGGTATAGTTATTGTTGCCTATTCAGATTCTTTTGGTACTTCTACTATTTCTGGTGGTGGAGGTCTATTATATTCAACTCCAACAAGGTCAGGTTTTAGAGTTTATAAATTTACAGAGGGAACAGGGACAATGACTCTCCCTTCATCATAAGAATAAATAAGGATAAATCAATGGCACATTATGCTATATTAGATGAAAATAACATTGTTATTAATGTTATTACAGGAAGAAATGAAGGTACAGATAATAAAACCTCAGAGCAATGGGAAACAATATACGGTAATTTTTATAACAAAACTTGTAAACGCACAAGTTATAACACTTATGGTAATGTGCATAGCGGAGGTGGTACGCCTTTTCGTAAAAACTATGCAGGAATTGGATATAGTTATGATGCTACAAAGGATGCTTTTATTCCACCGCAACCTTATTCTAGCTGGACACTAAACACAACAACTTGTTTGTGGGAGCCTCCAGTTGCAAGACCAGAACCATATCAACCAAACCAGTACTGGGATGAAGATAGTCAGTCATGGGTTAGTAATTAAAAGGCATTTAAACGATGAAGACAGAAGAGTTACTAAACGAACTAGACAAAAGACTTACTACACATGAAGCAATATGTGCAGAAAGGTGGGCTGAGACAATTTCTAAAATCAAGAGACTTGAAACAATCTTGATTGGTTGTTTTGGTTCTATTGTATTAATACTTATCACTATCATTTTAAAACTAAGCTAAGGAGAAGTCTATGTACGGCATGATGAAAGGCAAGAAGAAACCAATGAAGAAAGCCATGAACGGTATGGGTAAGAGTTATGGTGGTAAGAAGATGATGGCTAAAAAGCCAATGAAGAAACCAGCTAAGAGGAAAGCATAATGCCTGGTTCTAAATTAAAAAAAGGTTCTTCTAAAGATGCAATATCTAGTAACATTAAAAAACTCAAAAAAGAAGGATATTCACCACAGCAAAGTGTAGCAATAGCTTTGCAGACTGCTGGAAGAACTAAAAAAACAAAAAAGAAAAGGAGTAAACGTGGCTAAAGGAGTACCGCATTACTTTAGAGATGGTAAAGAGCATAAAGGTAAGATGCACAAGATGAGTGATGGTACATTACATTCTGGTGCAACACATACCAAGTCTAGTAAGAAACTTTACCATTTTAAAGAACTTTCCAAAACAGCACAAAAGAGGGTTAAGAGTGGCAATAAAAAAGTCTAAAAAGTCTAAGAAGTCTCCTACACCTACTAACAAGGCTTTGTATAGTAGAGTCAAAGCAGAGGCTAAACGTAAGTTTGATGTATACCCATCAGCTTATGCTAATGCTTGGTTAGTAAGAGAGTATAAGAAAAGAGGTGGAGGTTATGCGTAATGGGACTTGCTATCTTTTTTATAGTTTGGGTTATACCCATTGGAGTAATTTATTATGTCTCTAAAAGAATGGTTTGGTAAAGGTAAAAAAGGTGACTGGGTAGACATAGGAGCACCTAAGAAGAAAGGCAAGTTTCAGCCTTGTGGTCGTAAGTCTACCAAAGACACCAAAAGAGCCTATCCTAAATGTGTTCCTAGGTCAAAAGCTAAGAGTATGACAGAAGCACAAAGAAAGTCTGCTGTAAGAAGAAAGAGAGCAGCAGGAAACCCAGGAGGTAAACCTACCAATGTAAGAACATTTGCAAGGAAGAAGAATGGTTCAAAAAAAGTATCAAAATCCTAAAGGTGGTCTTAACAAAGCTGGTAGGGCTTATTTTAAAAGAACCACTGGTGCTAATCTAAAACCACCAGTATCTGCTAAGAAGGCAAAGAAATCACCTAAAGCAGCAGCTAGGCGTAAAAGTTTCTGTGCCAGGATGCAGGGTATGAAAAAGAAGAGAACAGGTAGTAAAACAGCAAGTGACCCTAATAGTAGGATTAATAAAGCACTTAGAAAGTGGGATTGCTAATGGCACTAACAACAACATATTTAGATTTAGTAAACGATGTACTAGTCAGGCTTAGAGAAGCTCAAGTGACTAGTGTATCTCAGAATGGGTATTCTTCTTTAATAGGTGCTTTAGTTAATGATGCTAAAAGAGAAGTAGAAGACGCATGGAACTGGGATGTATTAAGAAACACAATATCATTTACTACACAGCAAGGCACATTTAACTATAACTTGGATGGTGCTAGAAACAAGTTTAGAATTATTTCTGCACATAATGACACAGAAGACGTATTCTTACGATATCAGACAACAGGATACTTTATACAAAGTTTACTATTAACAGATACTCCTACACAGGGAGCACCATTGTACTATAATCCTAATGGTGTAGATGCTGATAGAGACGGACAAATAGACTTGTATCCTATTCCTGATGGTGAGTATATAATAAGGTTTGACTTAGTAATACCAGAACAAGAACTAACAACTGATACTGACACCACAGCTATGCAAAAGAATGTAATCACATCTCTTGCATGGGCTAAAGCAATAGAAGAGCGTGGTGAAGATGGAGGTATCAGCGTATCAAGTCAGTATGCAGTAGCTAAACAGGCTCTAGCAGATGCTATAGCTATAGAAGCTGCAAGAAGACCTGATGAAGAAACTGTGTGGTATCCATCATAATGCCAAACAAACCTATACAACCAGTAGCAATAACATCACCAGGTTTCTTTGGTATTAACACGCAAGATTCTGGTGTTGCTCTTGACTTGTCATTTACACTAGAAGCAGACAATGCTGTGATCGATAAGTCTGGTAGAATGGCTGCTAGAAAAGGATGGGAGTATCAAACAACTGCTGGTGGTACATCAACACTACCAGAGGCTCTAGTAGAGTTTGATGCATATACAGCTACGAATTCTTATAATATTATTAGTGGTGGTAACAACAACTTGTATGAAGGTGAAGGCACTATGTCTGCTCTTCCTGTATATAATGTAAGTGCTACAGGAACATTAGGTTATAGTATAACAGATAACAACTGGCAGTTTAAACAGGCAGAGTTTGAAAGTGGTCTTAACTTTAGTCCACACATGTATGCAGTACAAAAAGGTCATCAACCTTTGGTATATAATAAATTACCAACAGGGAGTTTTGGATTTAGAAGACTGGTAGATGTTGGTAATGTTCCTTCTGGGTACGGAGCAACTACATTTACACCTAATGTAGCACTATCAGCTTTTGGTAGAATGTGGATGGCTGATATAGCAAATGACCCATTAACAATATACCACAGTGTATTACTAGACGGTTCAGACTTTACTGGTTCTGGTTCAGGACAGTTAAACCTAGAGAAAGTCGTACCTGGTGGTGATAAGATAACAGCACTGGCTGCACATAACAATTTTCTAGTAATATTTTGTGAACACCACATTGTATTGTATCAAAATGCAGACGATATAAGTAACATATCATTGAATGATGTAATTGTAGGAATAGGATGTATTGCAAGAGATTCTATACAAGTTATAGGTACTGATTTAGTATTTCTATCTGATAGTGGTCTAAGAAGCCTAGGTAGAACTATACAAGAGAAGTCAGCACCGCTAAGAGACTTGTCAAAGAATGTAAGAGATAACTTTCTTGCACTTGTAGCTACAGAAAATAAAGAAGAGATAAGAAGTGTATATTATGAGAAAGAAGCATTTTATTTATTAACTTTACCAGCTTCAGGATTTACTTTTTGTTTTGATGTAAGAGCAACACTACCTGATGGTGCATACAGAGTAACTAGATGGGATAGTATAGACCCTTCATCATTTATAGTTACACATAATAACAGATTACTTATAGGTCAGCCTGATGGTATAGCGGAGTATAAAAATTTTACAGATAATGGTTCTAGTTATGTATTTAGTTATCTATCACCATACTTAGACTTTGGTAGACCTGATATAACTAAAATACCTAAGAAGATTAATGTAATAGTTATAGGTGCTACGAATACTACATTAGCTTTAAAGTGGGCTTTTGATTATGAAAATAGTTTTAATACTTCTGATGTACAAACACAAGAAGGAAACATTGCTGAGTATGGTACAGCAGAATATAACATAGCAGAATATTCAGCTTCTGTATTTATTGATAAACTTAGTACACAATTGTCAGGAAATGGTAACATCTTACAGGTGGGCGTAAATGCAGCAATAGATA